TCATCCATTAGTCCAATGGCCGTCCATACAATACCTTTGCCTCTTATATCAAAGGTGTATTCAATACCGTCAACTTCGATTACGCCAGGTCTATTATTTACATACTCATATATCATTGTAGTGTCTCCTTATATAAATGTTAGAATTGCGGATAATAAAAAACGCCATTAATCTCAAGTGCCTGGGGCATATCCTGAGGCGGAACATCATCCGGGTGATCTGTTTCTACTTCAATACTGCCTAAAAACTCTCCATTATCATTGTATACTTCTAAGTCTATACAGTCCATGTTGCTAATCCTTTATTTTATCTGTTATCTGTTATGTAAGAATGAGTCCTTACCAATGTAAAAGCCATTGTCTTTAGCTGCCTTGAGCAACAATGATAAACGCTGGCTATAGTGCCTATAAGAGTGAGGCTTTTTGGCGATGAAGGCTTTAAGCTGCTCAATTGACAACTCTTTATGTTTAGTTGCAATTTGGTTCATGGTTAGCTTTTTGTTAGTCATTTTGGTTGGTCCCCTTTACGTTGTAGGCTTCTGCTATGTATCTACGGCGGATATCATATAGACAAGAAAGCATGTGATTGTTCTGCTGTAGACCTGTATAAGAAGGATAAGGTCTATAGTAATTTGTAGCATAATACGGTGTGTTCAAACAAAGCGTCTTACCCGTGATATGTGTTATTATACAGCTTTCGCAGCCATTATCATACTCGTTATTATAATCACACAAAGGGCACTGGTTACCTGTATAGTAGGCCACGCCAGCAACAATACCACGCCATTTTTCAATGCTTTCGTCCAATGCCTTAAGCTGAGATAGTTTGCTATCATGGTCTATCTGTGACCATTTAGGCGACGTGTACACAGGCGTAGTGATCTGTTTGGCCGTTGTGTATACAACGATTGATAGCCTATCATTGTTATCAGTATCAAAGTTAAGGACAAGATATACAGTGTACTTGTCAGACTTAAAGGTCTCAATGGTACAATTGCTGCCTGAGATATCAAGATAACTATGGCTGCCTTTGTCAGTTTTAAATTTTAGGTTAGGCAGGTGACCATTGGTAAGAACACGTGAGGAGTCTGCCTTTAAGGGTATATTGTCGATATTGGTTGCGATATTGTTAAGGGTATCTGGCAGCTCTCCTTTATCAATGAAAGTACTGCCGTGATAGTTCAAACCTTGTTTGGCTATCTTGATAAAGGCTGCCTTTGTTATAGTAGTTAGTTGAGTTTGCATGATGTTTGTCTCCTGTTATTTGTTGGTTAGCAGTCGTATCCAAAACGCTGTACTATAATTACATAGTTTTTACGCTGTCTGATAAACGCAGCTTCTCTAAAAAATCGTCCAGTGCCTTCAGAGTATGCGTGTAAGTATAACTGTTCTATATCAATATCAGTCAATGCCTCAAATACACTGCGACGGTATACAGTGTATACAGTGTATTTATAACCTGATGTTTCAGAGTCTTCATTAAAATAGTTTACATGCCTTTTTATATAGTTTGTCATGATGTTTGTCTCCTTTAGTTATTAACCTTGTCAATTATTGATTTGTTATTTAACTCCCATGCTGTCACAATACCATAGGCTGTCATATAGTCAATGGTTAAAACAGTTACACCATTATAATACATGATGAGGTTATCCCGCCAGTTAAGCATTTGTTCACAAACTTTAATGGTGGCATGGTCCTTGAATATTAGATACGTGCCATTGGCGCCAGTGAAGTGCAGAAAGGGTGTGTTGTTAGTGTTAGTGTTGATGTCATCTCTATCGTATACAAGCAGGTCTTTGTGATAAGCTTTTAAGATAGGCAAAGATGCTGCTTCTATTTGATTGTATATATCACTGTTTGGGTTGAACATGATGTTTGTCTCCTTTGTTTATTGGTTATGTTTTTGTTTATGTTTTTGTTTATGTTTATCATCTACCTATACCCGTAGCACGTATCATATAAGCTTGTCAAGAAGTATAATGCAATTATTTTAACAATGATATAGTGGTGGTGGGTTGGATGGGATAACTGTTGATATAATGGTGTGTTTGACAGGTTTGACAGGTTTTTGTGTGCAAGTGTTGATAAATGAGGGTTTTAAAGGTATTTTTGTAGCTAAGTATTGATATATCCTGCGGAAGGGCAAAAAATTGGGTGTATAGAGCGTGTACAAAGTTCGAAAAACGTAAGTACCTGATATCATTGGATAGGAGACACGACCGTCGGTCGGCCGGAAAAACGTGTTCACGTGTAAGTACTTGAAATCATTGGATAGGAGACACGATGACACGAAAAACACTGTTTTTGGGGGGTAGTGAAAAAGGGGTTTTTTGGGTTTATTGAATGATATCAATAGGTTATAAAAACAGTTTTAAGAATATCCAATGATATCAAGTACTTACGAAAAACGCCCTTTTTTTGTTCATCTCACGTTGTCCGGTGTCATCGTGTGCATTATCCAATGATATCAGGTAGTTACATGTGTACAGTGTTCTACCAATTTGTGTTCGTGTCTCCTTTCTAATAATTTCAATAGGTTACAATTATTATGTGATAAACACAAAGCGCGCTTGTCTATTTATTGTTTTGAAAAGATACTGCTAAAGCATTGTGGTTGTCTCTCCTTATAGCAATCACATCTTTTCAACCACCCCTAGCCATTGTCTATCCTTATATATAGCTGCTCAAACTAACATACCACTTAACTTCATCTATACCACACCTAATGCAAGACTCATGCCAAGCGCATACCTATTGTTCATATCGTCAAAATGGAATATAGCGATAGTTAAAGATACGCATCATAGTCTATAGCTAACTATCAACTACACCATAATGAAGATTAAAACATACTTTAAGCTTATCCTACATGATATGAATAAAGTTTAACTATACTGTAACCTATTGATATCATTGAAGTTAAAAATCGTGCCAAGACAAATGGCAGTGAACGTGCGCTCAGTGTTACTTTGTGGTAGTTACTTGTCTATTGGCATGGGTCTTGCATTACCTTATCACGTGCCGATCACCAGCGTAACTCATTGTTAGTCTTGTTATCTTAGGTCAACCTAACTTAGTCAAAGGATAAGTAACAGTTAATGAATGAGCAGTAGTTAATAGGTGCGTGATAGTTAATGACTGAGCAGTAGTAAATAGATAAGTAATAGTTAATGACTAAGCTTAAGTTAGTATCAACTAACATAGTTAACGAACGAGCATTAGTTAAGGATGGAGCAATAGTTAATGACTCAGGTTAAGTTAGGGTCGACCCGGTGGTCGGGTTCTGTGTGAAGATATTACTAAAGTCAGTTACCACGTCTAACAACAATCACAAGAGTTAGGCACACCTAACATTTCTCCACCCCATAATCAACACTTAGCCCTCATCCATGTAACTCTGCTTACCTAAACGCCGCCTACCAACTCCCTGTCATACCCTCAAGACCCCTGCCCACCTAAGCTCTCAGCATTCACCAACCCTCATCTAAATATTAATTTACTTACACGTATATTTTATCTTGACACTCCTCACCCCAGGTTGTATACTGAATTCACATAGAAATATAGACACAAATAATGAGGGGCGAGCAGCGAGTGTTCATTACCTAAGCTTATATTTAACTCCCATAAATAGCCGCGGTAATGTATTATTGTCCAGTCAGGGGTGCTGCCGGTAGAAGGGGCCAAGTCTACAACCAAAGATAGTTAACAAACATCAACACACTCTATAGACACATCGTGGGCTACCAATGAAAGCGCAGGAAGGTTATAGAAGTGCAGACAACGTCAGTTGATGTTTGTTAACTAACACATAAAGGTTTTTAAATGGTATACAATAAATTTGACATACTCATACACAATGTAAAGGAGTTAAAGAGTTCCCCCGCGGAGTTGCGGCGTGTTGTATCCGCAACATTCCCTGAGTTTAGTCATGCACCCGCGGACCATATCTACGAGGATCTCATTGAGTCCTATGATCTTGAGATGTTCTCTTACTCACGGTCACTTGGGTTGTCTATTGAGGAGGCTGCGTACAATGTTGGGTGGTCGGCTATCCTTATCAATGACATATACATGGGTAAGGGTGTGTGCTTAGAGACACTATTGGATTTTGCGGAGGCTGAGCTTTTTGCTATTGCGAGGATTAAGAAACAGCACTTGACTGCTCTTGACACTTCACCTGCGAAGAACGCTTCTGTTGTGTTCCTTGAGAAAGTGTTTGCGAGCCAGTATGGACCAGCAAGCAAGTTGACTGTTGATACCAACCTTGTGCCAGAAGAGGACAGAACATGGCATGTTGAAGTTACTCACGTTGAGACTAAAGACAAGATGTCATCTGATGAGAAGTTAATAGCTAAAGCATTGGAGAAGAAGTATGCCAAAGACAAATCCCGTGCCGAAGAGCAAGGCACAGAAGAGTACGACGAAGACTAAACCCACGCCTAAGCCTGTAGAGAAGAAGGGCGAAGCTAAAGGAGCTACCTACAAATAATGTCACCCATGCCTCCGCCATTAACGCTTACACTTACTGATAAGCTTGAACCTTTTCGTTCTCTAAAGAAAAGGTTCAAAGGCGTTTTTGGTGGTAGGGGTGGCACTAAGTCACAGACTGTAGCTGACATACTTGTACAGAAGGTTCACATAGAGCGTATAAAGGTTGGCTGCTTCCGTGAGCACCAGAACACCATTGAGGACTCTGTTCACGCATTGTTGTCAGAAGAGATCAATCGTATGCAAGTCCCTGGCTTTGTCATTGGCGATACAAAGATACGTCACAAAGACGGTGGTGAGTTTAAGTTTAGAGGGTTGTCACGTAATACTGGAGGGGTAAAATCCTTCCATGGGTTTAAGATATTCTGGGTTGAAGAGGCGCAGTTCTTGTCTAAGAAATCGCTAAAGACTATCACACCCACATTACGTGAGCAAGATTCTGAATTTTGGTTTACGTTTAACCCTGGCTCAAGGTTAGACCCTATATCTCAGCGGTTTATTATGCCATTTATTAAGGATCTGCGTAGACAAGGGTACTATGAGGATGCTCTACATTATATAGTGTGGACTAACTTTGATGAGAACCCTTGGTTTCCTGAAGCCCTTGAACAAGAGCGACAGTTTGATTATAAGTACCTGCCTCGCGTAGAGTATGACCATATCTGGAGAGGCTTCTTTGATGATACTGTTGCTGGTGCTATTATTAAAGCCGAATGGTTTGACGCTTGTATAGACGCACATAAGGTGTTAGGTTTTGAGCCTTTAGGTATGCGTGTTGTATCCCATGATCCGTCGGACACTGGTTATGACGATAAAGGATTAGCTCTGCGCCAGGGATCTGTTATTCTTGAAGCCAAGTTGAACAAGACGGGTGATGTCAACGAAGGAATGGACTGGGCCTTAAGTTTTGCTATTGACCATCTTTGTGACTACTTTGTTTGGGACGCTGATGGTATGGGCCTTGGGCTTAAGCGACAGGTTAAAGACTCCCTTAAAGGTGAGAAGATTGATTGGCATCCGTTTAGAGGCTCTGAAACTGTTGAAGACCCCAACGGAGCCTTTGAAGATGATAAACGGTATGTAACAAACACAAAAAAGCAGCGCACCAATAAGCAGGCTCTAAAGAACCTAAGAGCACAGAAATATTGGGAGCTACGCACAAGGATTTACAATACATTTTTAGCGATAACTAATCCTGCGTATGCTAAAACTGATCCAGATAAACTTATATCCTTTTCATCTGATATAATCGACATAGAGCAGTTAAGGGCAGAGGCTTGCAAAATACCAAGGAAAAAGAACCCTAATGGTATGATACAGATTATGACGAAGGAAGAAATGAGGGGTTTAGATATAGACAGCCCTAACTTAGTTGACCCTGTTATGATGAGCTTAGTGACCCCTGTTATCAATGACATTACTGATAACGAAACACTTAACTTTACTAATCCTTGGAGTTAGGCTATGATACATATAGGTAAGGACATACATATAGGCTTGCCTATTACAGGCATTGTAGCACAAGGAAACAGTTTATCAAACTATGCCATGTGGTGGCTTTCCGCCAGCGGATACGAGATAATATCCCGGCAAGCAGCACCAGCAGCAGGCCATGATACGTCATTCCCGACCATTGATACGAACGGAAACCTTGTCACGTACGGCGTGGATGACTATGCCAAATCACAGGATGGACAGCGGGATCTGACGTTCGGTGGGTTTACGGTGCTGAATGGGATGAGTAATGATATTAGTGATCCGTATTGGAACAAAATTTCTACTGTTACATACGATACCTATTGGTTCAAGGGTGCGGCTACTGGACAAGGTATTTTTGTTACGTTACCCACAACATTAGGTGTTGATTGTACGATATCGTTTTATGCGTATGTTGAAGCTGGTGGCCAAATAACCAGCCTATATAAAATCAGGCATGTAGGGGTTGCCGGTGATCTTACGGTTGTGCCATTAACTTATATTAGGAAACGACATTTCTTGACTGTAACAGGTGACGGCGGAACTGTGCAGTTTGGAGTTCAAGATTACAACACCTCAAACTGGGCCAAAGTCTACATAGACACAATCAACATAACCGAAACCCCCTACGCTATGCCCCCGGTAGTCAATACCACATCCGGCGCTCTAATCGTCGGTGCAAGATACGGCAGCTATAACTCCGGCGATCCATACGGGCCACGGGTGCAGATTACGCCTGATGTGATTGGGGGTGCTTATACTGGTCCGGCTGATGGGGTAGAATTGGTAACAAATGGCGTGTTCTCAGGTGGTATTCCCCCCACTGGATGGAGTGTTGTAGGGACCGTCAATGCTACCAACTACGTATCTGAAAATGAAAACGGTATTAGATTAGTATGTGATGGTACATATATAGGTTTACAGCAAAGTTCGATATCTTTTGAGTCTGGGGCGACTTATGAATATGAATTAGATATATACTCAACTTCCGGGAGCGGCATTTATATAAAAGACACCTCTGCGTCATTTTATAAAACATTTAATAGTTCCGGAATAAAAACTGGTCGTGTTATTTCAGGAGGCGGTGCGCTACAAATTAATAGATCTGGTATCACTGACACTGTAATAAAAAGTATAAGTTTTAAACAAGTCTCCCGAAACATGGGTGCTCCTAAACTTTTGGATGCACTGGATGGGAAAGCGGATGGGGTTGAGCTGGTTACAACCAATGCAAATTTTTCAGCTTGGACTGCTGATGATCCAGATAATTATACTACAAGTAATGAGGACGCCAATAACTATATCACAGAGCATGTAAGCGGGGCAAGAATTGTTAGTAACAATACAAGTGTTTTGCTTTTAATCAGAACTTTGTCATTATCTGAAGGGAAATATGAATGGGTTATTATAAAAAGTAATCAACTCAACGGTTTTATACGATGCAAAGTTAGAAATTATACTGCTGGGTCAGATATTGTAACTTCGTTTAATATTCCTGGCTCAGATAATAACGGTGAGTTTAGCGTTAGGTTTAATAGCCCTGCCGGTACTAATACTATAGAGTTATACTTGTACAGAGATAATCAGGGAGCAGGTCTTACAGATTATGTAATTAACTCATGGAGCCTAAAACAAATCTCCCCCGCCCAAGGCCACATCGAGATTCCGTGGAAGCCTTTGTTTTCAGCAGCGGAAGCCACGGCAAACGTAAATATCCTGGGCTTCAACAACACAGCTTCCGGGAGCGGATTATACTACGATTACGCAGCTCAAAAGCTCAAACTCACAGACGGAACAAACACGGCTGAAATAGCTTGTGTTCCGGTGTCTGGAACTCAGTATTCAATCGTGCTTGACCACGGTGATACCTCAGGACAGAAAATGCGGATCAGTTTGGACGGTACACCCGGAACGGCTGTTACTAATGCAAATCGGTTTCCGTATGTGTCACATCTTATGAAGAGCTATGAGAACGCCTACCCCCAGGAAATCGGAACAATTAAAATCAAAAGGAATCCACAATGGTAGAAGCAAGATTTTTCGTTGTCCGTGCTGACCAGTTTCAGTCCGGTAAACCCATCATGATACATGCTGATAATGGGGATATACTGGGTCTTGCGGATATCCAGACTTACATGAAGGTTAACAATCAGCCACTAATCAAAGACGGCATTGAATACGTGATCGTGTTTGGCGTTGTTTCAAGGGCAACAATTAAGGCACTGGAATTCCAGGTTGACGAAGGGGTGGAGCCACTGTCAATCGAGGCTTTGCAAGCTATCGGCGCAGTTAATTGTTATTGTGGTAGGGATTATTCAAATACGCCATATGTCGGTGTGTTCTGGTTTATTCAAGCTCGTTTTGGGGTGGATTGGTCAAGGGAATATCAGGACGGCGTGGATGAAGAGGGGCAGCCGGTTATGGTGACGTATCTCGTTCGGGCGTCGGTGACTTGATTGAAAAAATGAAACTAAGCAATTGCTTAATATTTGCGCTCCATAAATTAATGAAAGAGGGGGCTTATATATCCTTTACCTTTCGATGGACTAAACATGAGCACAGATGGCCTTGTTTTAAGTACCATGTTTTCGTAACGCCAAGATGGGTAATTGAAAAATATGCTGAGAGTTACGTACCTGACAAAAAAACATTGGGAGACTGGCCTTGTCCGTTATTCAGAGGGTTTATAAAAAAGGGCGACAACTAATTGTTACACCCTACACTTTTATCTTGATAAACTACAAAAAATTAAGCTTTGCTCCGTATACAACTCTTAAAGGAGAAATACTATGATAAACGCACCTATAACAGTAGCACTAAATGATTCTTCTTACACAAAGATTGCTTTACCTGTGAGTCCGAAGATTAATAACGTCTTTAACCCAATCTCAGCTTACACCTCTCCAAAAACAGATTGGTATATAAGCAGTAACTTGGCGGGTACTGACGCTGTTATTGTGTATGCTTCTGAAGGAGATATATACAATAACAGTCGAGTTAAGGCTGATGTTGATGGCGCTATAATGTATGCCAAATCCGCGAGTGGAACCCCAGACTTAATAGTACATGTAGGCTTAGAATCCAAATCAAGAAACAATAAGGTGTAACTATGCCAGATAGTATAACAGATGTATTAGTCAACCTACGGGACTCCCAAGATAATGAGGAGGAGCACCGTAGTTACGGTGATGAAGCAGATATGTTCATTAACGTAAGGGGCGGTCAATGGGAAGATGCTATATCTAATAGCTGGGGCAATAAGCCTAAGTATACCTTTGACCAATGTACACCTGTTATTGATGGTATTATGTCTGACATGGAAGAAACAGACTTTGCTATCAAAGTGCTACCTACGGGTGGAAAAGCTTCTAAGGAAATAGCAGAGAAGTATGCGGGTCTTGTGCGTAATATAGAAAATGCCTCCAATGCAAGGTTTATATATAACGCAGCAGCAAGAAAGATGGCTACATCTGGTATATCGGGCTGGCGCATACGCCAAAGGTTCAAGGACGGTGACAGCTTCTACCAAGAGTTAATGATAGATCAACTGCTTGGCTTCCGAGATAGAGTATGGTACAATGTAGGGGCTGTAAAGCCTACTATGGAAGACGCTAAACAGTGTTGGGTGCTAACATCAATACCACTTGGTATGTATGAAGAGGAGTTCCCCGAAGGTTCAAAGATGTCTGTGCATCAAGATATGTACAATCCTCTATGGAACACTAACGAGGGCGTTGTCATTGGAGAGTGGTACTTTAAGGTAGAAACAAAGCGCACACTGGCATTATTAAGTAATAACCAAATTGTAGTCATGGATGATGACTTTGATAAGGTTAGGGATGAAATGTTTGCCAAGGGCGTAACAGTAGAGCAAACAAGAGATAGAACTATTGATGTAGTACACCATAGATTTTTTGATGGCAAAGAGTTCTTAACAGACAGAGAAGAGACTGTATTTGAGTACCTTCCTATCATTCCTTGCTACGCTAACTTTGATGTTTATAAGAACAATATTATATACTATGGCGCTATAGAGAAGTTAATGGACCCCGCCAGGGTCTTGAACTATGCCGAGTCTAAGAAATTAGCTGAGTCCGCCCTTAAACCTTTTGACAAAGTGTGGATGACTAAAGACCAGGCAAAGTCTCCACGTGTTAGACGGTCTTTAGAAACACAGAACACTAACACTGAGCCTGTTCAGCTTTATGATTTTGTACCGGATCATCCTTTACCATTTAAGCCACAAGCAACACAAATGGATAGTGTACTGATAGAGTCCGCTAAAAGTGCACAGGCATACATTGATCGTAATGCTAACTTATACGACGCACAACGTGGTATCGGACTGTCAGGTCAAGCAGAGGAGACGCTAAGACTTTTACAGAACAAGGGGTCCGCTGCAAACTATAAGTATATTAAAGCCATGGAGTTAGCTATTACACACACGGCTAAGGTATGTTGTAAAGCACTCCCTAAGACTCTCACTCCGAAGCAGGAGGTGCGCATACTTAAAGAAGATGGCACACCGGACACCTTTATTGTTGGTGAAGAGATATTTGATAGGCAGAGCAGAAAGATGATAGTCATTAATGACCTTTCAGTAGGCTCTTATGATATAACATGCAGTGCCGGACCAGCTTATCGCACTAAACAACAAGAGGCTGTTAAAAACATCCTTGAGGCAAGCGCCATAGATCCATCCATTGTTCAGCTTGGAGGTGACTTACTATTTGGGAACATGCCGGGTATAGGAATGACACAGCTTGCAGAACGTAAACGATTACAAGTATTCAATGCCGGTGGTATACCTGAAGCTCAGATGACAGATGAAGAGAAGGCTATAGTGGAAGAAGCTAAAAAGAAGCCCCCAGAAATGTCACCTATGGATAGAGCTAACTTAGGTATAGCAGAGGCGGAGCAAAAGAAGGCTGATGCTCAAACGCAAGACGTTATATCTAAAATGCAGGAAAGACAGGAAAAAGGTCAATTACAACTGCAAAAGATGCTTCTTGACTACCAGACTAAACAAGAGGAGCGACAGAGCAAACGTGAGGATAAAGTTTTTGAGGCTATTATGGCTAATGCTTCACAATTAAAGACACAAGCTGAGACACTAAAAATTCTCAGAGAAGCAATGGGTGCTGAGGGATTAGTTAGCCCCTCAGCAATGATTGCGTATAGAAAACAAGCTATTATTGTACAGGACGCACAAGTAGACCAATAACATTATAACCGGAACGTGGCCGTATCACGGATAAGCAACGTAGGCTTTGACTACGAAGGAGACTGTTATGCCAAATGATCTTAACTTAAGTCAGGACGCGGCTGACGATGACCAAGACCTCGACACATCTTTAGATTTAGATACTACACCTAAAGACGATGACGTGGCAACACCCGCTGATAACGCTGACGAGGGCGACCAAGACTCGGATGACGATGATGAGTTAAGCGAGGAGGACAAAGCGAAAGCTGCGTCTGCACTCGAAGACAAAGACAAACAGGATAAGGTGGCTCATGCTTTTGCAAAGAAGCAGCGCCAAATTGCAGAGGAGCGAACAAAGAGGGAAGCAGCGGAGTCAAGAGCTGCGGAGGCAGAGCGCAAGCTAAGTGAGTTTACTAAGCCAAAGCGTCCTGGTATTCCAGAGCTACCCTCAGCGTATGATGCAGACTTTGAGGCTAAGATGGCTACAAGGGACAAGGCTATTACTGATCGTGCTATTTATGATGCACAAGTAGCTTATAGCCAAACACAGGTTAATGAGGGTCGCCAAGCAGCACAAGTTCAAAGACAGAAAGAGGTCAAAACTAAGACAGAGGCTTTTGAGGCTAACTCAAAAACTCTTGGCCTTTCCGCTGATGAGATGGCAGAACATGATACTACTGTTGCGCTGTCTCTTGGTAAACGTCATGCAGAGACAGCAGAGTATCTATTGGATCACGCTGACGGACCTTTGATAGTCAAGTTCCTGGCTAAAACACCCCTGGAACTTGACAAGGTATCAGCAATGACTCCTCTACAGGCTGCTGTGTATATAAGCAGTAACATCGCTCCGAAAGCAAAAACCCTTAAACCTGTCACTCCTAAAATACCCGCACCTGTTAGAGTTATTGATGGGCATAATAGCTCCTCTAAGGACAGCCCATATCTTAAAGGTGCAACATTTGAATAAGGAAATAGACAATGGCTAATAGTTTTGATAGTAACTTTTCCCGTAAATTGGCAAAAGGCTTTCTGGCGGCTTTCGAGTCCTCCAGGGTCTTATCAAAGAATGTAAACACACAGTTGCTTGAGGGTAAGTTTGGCCCTGATGCTGGTGGGACTACAGACTTCAAGCGGCCCACCGACTTTGTAACTGTAAGAACTTCTGCTGGTGACGTATCCCTTGAAACAAAGTCTTCCATCATCACAGGTAAAGCTTCAGGTGTAGTACAGAACTACTTCACGGCCTTCGTTGATTATAACGAAGCTGATGAAGCAATTAAAATGGATGAGCTGCCCCAACTCCTTGCACCTGTTGCAAGGCGTATCGCAACTGATCTTGAACTTGATTTTGCTGCCTTTATGATGAAGAACGCTGGACTCCTTGCAGGGACAGTTGGAACGGTTGCTGATACCTGGGATGATGTTGCTGAGGCTGGCGCTGTTCTACACGCTACAGGTGTGCCACAGGATGCCCCTTGGTACTACACAGTTAATCCTTACACACAGCGTAAACTTGCAAGTAATCAAAGATCCCTTGGCGCAGGCGGCGTGGCAGGCAAGGTCATCAGTGAAGCCCATGAAAAAGCCATTCTTACACGTATGTATGGTGGGTTTGATGCTGTAATGACTGCTACTACACTTGCCAGCTACACAACCTGGTCAGGCGCAGATCGTGCTGGCACATTGTCAGCATCTCCCGATGTAACTTATCTCACTGCCAAAGACACAATGACACAGGTTCTTGCTGTAACAGGCTTTACTGCTAATCAGCAAGTAAGAGCCGGTGAGAAAGTCACGGTCACAGGTAGAGCAAGGGTTAATCTTAACACAAGACAACCCATCCTTGATGAAACAGGTGCAACTGTCCTGTTCTCCGGCACAGTTACAACTGCTGTGACCCTTGGCTCCTCTGGTGAGGGCAACTTGACCATCACTGGCCCTGCAATCTATGAAGCAACTGGAGCATACAACACAACATCGTCTGCACTTGCGTCAGGCGATGTTGTTACACTTGGTGGGGCGCTCAGCACTATCTTGCAGCCCAATCTGTTCTGGCACAAAGAAGCCTTCTCCATTGGCTCTGTTCCAATCAAGAAACTCCACTCAACTGATACGCTGGCAACAACAGCAGATGGCTTGCAGATCCGTGTATCAAAGGGCGTAGGCTTCCTTGAGAACCTCCAGAAAGTAAGGTTTGATTTAAGACCTGCTTATGCTTGTCTCAATCCCTTCTTCGCTGGACACGGCTACGGTTCATAACCTTTAACATTTAACCAAATAGCACCAGGGCTACATTTATCTGCCCTGGTGCTTACTGAGGAGCACATATGAGTTTAATAACTGTATATGAAGCAAGGGAAGGCGAGTTTGGCCCTTACACAAAGTGTATAATCCCAAGCGAAGCAAAAGAGCACTTCATTAATGACTTCGGGTTCTATCCAACTCAAAAAGAAGCAGAGGATGCGTTTCTAAACAGATCGGATGACGACGACACAGACGACACAGATGATGATGACGACACAGACGAAGAATAAAATTTAACATAGGGATATAGCAATGACTACAGCAAAAGAAGTTATAAATGATGCTCTTGAAGATGTCTATGCAAAGGTAGCAGGAGAGCCTATTGATGCTGAAGACGGGGCTATGGCGCTTCGTACATTGAACGATATGATGGCCATGTGGTCGCTAAAAGGTGTTAACATAGGTTTTACATTGCTTTCAAATATGGGCGGTGTTCTAACTGTTCCTGCTGGCTCTATTTACGGCATCAAAAAGATCCTTGCTATATCCCTTGCACCAAAGTTTTTAAAACCTGTCCCTCCAGATGTATCGAGGGACGCAAGGTCAGCATGGGAAGCCATCCTTGAGGTAGCTTTTGGCTTAGGCCAAATGTCATACCCTTCTACGTTACCTATAGGCTCAGGTAACAGTCGTTCCGCAGGTAGAACATTCTACCCAGAGCTTGATGAAGCAGTTTACACAGAAACGTCAGGGTACATCGCCCTTGAAGATAATAGTTAGGAGCATGCTATGAGTTCAAAGAAAAGTGACTTTACAGCACAATCAGTTGTACCGAGTGGCTCTACGTTTGACTTTGTATACCAAGGACAGAACTATAAAATAACGTATGCTAACCTTTTAACTGCGCTTAATGTTGTTGGCACATTAGTGCAGAAGGGTGAGATCACAGGTCTCCCAATACTTACTATTAATGGTACTGTCCATGAGATAAAAAATTTAATTAGTGGAGTTGGTATAACTGTCAGTGAGACTGCTGAAGGCGGGGCTAACATAGCTCATAACTTCACTAATGGCACTGGTGGCGCTCCATTAATAGCAGATATTACAGCTGCGCAGACTGTGATAAAGAGCCTTGTTGCGGGTGATGGTATAACTATAAGTGGCAGTTCTGGCAGTGTACAAATATCTGTAACCGGGACTACCCCTGTCTCCACACAGACTACTATAGTTAACTCCATGTCTGATTTTCCTACGGCTTCGCTTGGCGTAATAACTTTAGCCGATGACACAGACTATTTCGTAACAAATAACCTATCAACGGCTAATAGATTTGTCTTAGGTAATAGAACAGTCTTAAGGGCCGCAGATGCCCAAGTTATTAAGCTATCATACACTGGTACAGATGTAATGTTTACATCTGTAAACAGCACTAACAATATAAAGGACATCACATGCGAAGCGTTAACGGGCACGCTTTTTGCCTGGTCTTCAACACTTCCAGATAATGACTATTTCCAATTAAACAATTTTCAGGGCTTCGCCGCAGCTATAGGCTCAGTAACAGGCGTGGGTGCGCTGTCTTTTACGGATACACGATGGGTAGTCACTACAGGTATGACTATTGTAGGCACTTCTGGCTTACTAAGTTTTACGGACTCTGTTGTGACTATAACAACAGGTAAACTCTTCGATCTTGGCACGTCTACATTACTTGGACTGTCCTTAAGAAATACCTGGATTATAGCTGGAGCAAGCGTTATAGTGTTGTCTGGGCTTATTAACTCTGGGAATATAGTAGCTGGTAGCTTGGCTAACGTCATCAATACAAGGCTATTGGGATCTACTACATTCCTTGAGAATATAACAATTAAGGACGATCTTTGGGAGTTTCACCAGTGTGATGGTGTTGCAGACAGCTTTATAGGTCTTTTAGCTACACATGCAGGTGCTACTATAGCAATAAGTACGATCAATACCCCTGTCTTAGTAGGCGCAACATGGACAACTCAAGAGTTTAGCAGGATGACAGGTACAGCAGCAGGAAGGTGGACATATACAGGTAAAGGTGGTCACGTTGGCATTACCTTTACAATAACCGCTGAAATAGCACTATCTTCAGATGACTGTACCTTCTACATATATAAGAATGGTGCTAAAATCACCGAGTCAGCGATCCTTCGTAAGCTCACGGCTGGAGCACCAGGAAACATGAGCCTTGTTTGGAGTATGGAGCTTGCTACCAATGACTACATTGAACTGTTTGTAGAAAACAATGACACAACAGTAGATGTTGTTATAAACAAAGCTATAGCAAGGATACAAGGATAGCGTATGGCAAAATTACCTATAGCAAATGGGTTCTACATATCTGAGTCTTTACCTTTAAGCCACCAGATATGTTCTAATGTGTATCCAAGCACCCCTGATGCTCCGAGTCTATCAGAAATTGTACTTCCTGGCACAGATGGTATAGTACAGATGGGCACAACTGGTGTTGTTGACCAAGTAAACAGGGGTGCTTATACTAAAGGAGGCATACCTTACCTTATTAATGGCAGTGGGCTGTATAGCTTGGTAAGAACTTTTGTTGGGGTTACACCAGTGGACACGCTTACGTTGTTAGGTGTCGTATCTGGTGAGGGTAGAGTATCATTAGCCGCAAATAACACTCAGCTAATGATTCTTGTTCCAGGTGGTAAAGGTTATATCTATAATGAAGATGACGCTACACCTTTTCAAGAAATCACCGATTCAGACTTTATAGCTAATGGTGCTCCACAGCATGTCACTTATAAAGATGGTTTATTTGTGTGCACAACGGACGCGAAGAAGATAATACACTCTAACTTAAACGATGGGTTACTGTGGAGTGCTCTTGACTTTGGCTCAGCTGAGTCTGACCCGGACGATACAGTTGCGCCTATAGTAGTTAATAATCAATTGTTTATAACTGGCTCAGTCACTACAGAGGGTTTTGACAATGTTGGTGGTTCAGGGTTTGTATTTCAACGTAACAATATATTTCTTGATAAAGGTTGTGTAGCACCGTTTTCTTTAATTACTACAAATCAAACATTTTTAATGATTGGTAAAGGTTTAAATGAAGCCCCTGCTGTATGGCAGTTCACAGGCAATGCTTTTGAAAAGAAGTCTACAAAAGCTATTGATCTAATACTGTCTACGTATACGTTAGAAGAGTTGCAGGGCGCCTTTGCCATGTACTCTGCCTCAAGAGGCGCTTTCTTTGTATACTTTGTGCTGCCTAACCATACTTTAGTTTATAATTTAGCTACTGATAAATGGCATCAACAAACATCTTATATAAGCTTAGAGGATACCAGATGGAGAGTAAATGCTATTGTAAACGCCTATAATCTAACTATAGTTACAGACTCCCAAGATGGGCGGGTTGGCTATTTAGACAAGGATACTTACACTGAATATGGCACGCCTATAAGAAGGGTGTGGACAACTCAGCCTTTCTCCAGTGAGACTATGTTTGATCTCCCTGATATAACACTGGCTATGGAGTCTGGTGTAGGTAATGCTGATGTGCCCAATCCTGTTGTTAGTCTTAGCATATCCAAAAACGGAAAGACTTTCGGACCAGACAGAACGAGGGCTGTAGGCGCAGAAGGCGACTTTGATGGTGTTATAAAGTGGCGAAGAAATGGTAATGCCTCTAAACTCGCTGTCTTAAAATTTACATTAACTGACGCAGTTAAACCTATGTTCATAAAGTTGGAGGCAGGATGATAATACCGCCTAACAACAGCCAAAGGATAGCAAGTAGTGAGGGCTTTATGCAACCGCCTTTCAGATTGTGGACAGCTGAGATGTCAAGATTAGATATCCTACAAGGCGCAGGTAGTCCAGAAGGTGTTGTATCCGCACTTCAAAAAAGGATATATATGGATACCGCGGGTACTGCTGGCTCTATACTGTATATAAAACGCGATACAGACATAGCTGGAGACGATTCAAAGGGTTGGATCTTAATATAGGAGAATACTATGGGTTGGTTAGATACATTAGCAAATGTTGGTGGGGATTTACTAAGCGGATATCTTGGTGGACAGACGGCGGAGGACGCCGCTGATAAGAGTACAGAAGCCTTAAGCCAAGGTAAAGCTGCTTCTGAAGCCGCTGTAGCCCAAGGCCGCAGCGATGTTCTTGGCACAACGCAACCCGCGTTAGCCGACTTATTGTCTGGCTATCAAGGTGCTCTTGGTGTTACTGAGCAACAAGGCCCAGCGGAGCAAATGTCGCTTGCGTTATCTGGAGCACTTGGCCCAGAGGCACAGCAAGCAGCACAGCAAAACTTTCTGCAAAGTCCAGGACAGCAGTTCTTGCAAAGTGAACAGGAGAGAGCCTTGCTGCGGAATCAAGGAGCCATTGGTGGCTTAGGCGGGGGCAATGTTAGGTCAGCGTTACAAGACCAGGCTTATGGTAGAGCAGCAACATTTCAACAGCAGAACTTAACAAATCTAATGAATTTGGCTATCCCTGAGCAACAGCGTGCTTCTAACCTTGCTAACATACTCCAGGGCGGGGGCCAAAATATAGCCGCCTTAAGGACAGGCACGGGAACTAACCTTGCTAATCTTGCTATGGGCGGCGCTGCGCAGCAGATTCCGCTGTATTCACAGATAGGCGCAACACAGGCAGCAGGTGCGTTGGGATACGGAAATGCTCTGCAACAGGGCGTTGGCAATGCTGGAAAGACATTAGGAAGCCTTGGAGCATGATTTTTCCTTTACCTAACAGCAAGTTTTTGATTGAGCACTTTGACTGGCTTGAGGCTTGTAACTTCACAAATGTAACTCCAGAAGAAGTCTTGAGTCGTGTAATACTAAAGGAATACACTGCATTAGTTGGCACATACAAGGGGGTAAACGAGGGATTAGTTGTGTATAAGCCAATACCTAACACTAAGACTGTATTTGTTATTGGCTTATACGCTAAGAATACTCTCCATAAGTTCTATGAGGAGTTCTTAACTATGATGCACATACAAGGCTTTACCAAAATGCGATGCTCATCAAATCACAATGATAAAGCCTATCAAAGACTTCTTGGCGTTACTAAACTGTGGTCAGTATACGAGAGGGACATATGATTATATTTAAGCTTAACCCATTGATTTGTTGTAATGGTAACGACGGTGGTGGTGGTGGTGGAGGTAATGATAACGCAGGTAACGAGGTTGGGGATTACAGCGGCAATGTGTTAGCTACTGGCAATGCGGGTGGCTCGGCTACCGATAAGGGCTTAACTGGTAATGAAGTTGGTTCTTATGCTGAGGGAGGAGGCTTTGCTGGCGCTAACCCTAACACCTTTAAGGATACTGCACCTTCAGATACAGGAAGTTATACAGACGTTGGATATGACTATGCAGTCAATCCTCCCGTGTCAAATGAATCTGAGTTATCAAAACTGGCTAACCCTGACTTAGGATCTAATTATGCAGTCAACCCTCCTACAACAGAAGTTGCACCAAGTCCAGGCTCTGCTTATAGCCCAGCTGAAGGTTTTGACGTAGCAACTAACCCACCGACAACAGCAAGAGATTTAACATTTAATAATGTTAAAGACGCATTTAACAAAGGTTATAAAGGTGGGGGTATGCCAGGTGGTATACTTACTTTGCTTGGTGACTTAATGACTGGTGATTATACTAATTATGGTGAAGTTAACCAAAAAGATGACAATGTACTTGACCTTGGTGGTGATATGTCTAATGCTAACCTTAACATGCCCGAAGATAACGCCTCTTCTCCTATATCCCTGTCCAAGTTACTTGGAGGCGGATTAGGCACTGCACCAGTTGCACCTTTAACAAATAACGCAGCATTAACACAGCCTACACCATTGCCTGACTGGTTAACAACAAGTCAAGGTCTTGGCCCAAAGTATTCCGATATACGCATTGGCGGCATGACCCTGGCTGATCTTATTGCAAGTTATAAAGGAGCACAAAATGTCTGATACATTACTAAGTCTTATAGCTAACCCTTTGGTAGTGTCGCCTCATGGCTCTTATAGGGCTGGTGTTAAAGAGAAGGAAGAACGGAATCTTCTTAAGGACAAGACTGCTTATGAGAAAGCTAAGCTAAAGTCTTTTGAGCGTGGAGAGCAGGACAAAGAAAAAGAGCGCACAAGGCTGGAAACCCTCGCATTATCTAAAGAAGGCACTCCAGAGTATGCAGAAGCTTTTAAGGCAGTTGCGACGTATGACCCCGGCGGAGCCTTAAACTATGTTAACGCTACTAAAGGGTTGTCCAATGAGCAGATAAAAAAAGGTTTTATGCACATATCATTGGCTAAACCCTACATAGCAGATGATGAGGTATGGAACAATCATTTAGACCAAGCTAAAGCAGCTATTGGGGGTAATGATAAATCTTTGTTTGTTATTGAATCTCTTAGATCGTTGCCCGTTAATGAGCGCGCCGCTGCAATAGACGAACTTGAGGGCGTTGCCAGGAGTACAGGACTTTATACTAAAGCTGGTGCTCCTGGGAGTGTATCAGATGGTACGGGGCAATACAGCAAAGGTACTGAAATAGTTTCAAAAGATACTGAGGGTAACTTACAAGTAGCTCTACCTGTCTTTAATAAAAAGACAGGTGAATGGTCCTTGACTGCAAAGCCTATACCTGCGTCAGAACTTGTGTCAAGAGCTTATGGTGAATCCGCAGAGGACTATGAACAAAGAGTCATTAGGGAAGCTAAAGGAAAAGAGAAAGCTATACTGCAAGAGCAATTGATTGGCCAGCCTAAGATTGCAAGTGCAGTTGATGCAAGTAAAGCAGCAATTAAGTTGTCCAATGAAATGATACCAAGAATTGATACTGCAAGAAACAATGTTACACTCTATAAAGATGCTATAGCTGCAATTGATGATGGTGCGCAAACAGGGCTTATTCAGAATATGCTGCCACCATTGTTAAATACTACAAGAGAGCTAAGAAACATAAGAGGGCGTTTGGGTTTGAGTGTCATACAATCAACAACCTTTGGCTCTTTGTCAGAAGCTGAACTTAAGTTTGCACTTGATACGTCTATTCCTCCAAAAGATGAGAAAGAGTTAAGAGCTTGGTTAGTAAAAAAGGCACGTACACAAGAGGCTTCTGCTCAGTTGTTTGAAGATGCTGCAATTTACCTCGGCTCCGGCAAAACCATTGCTGAGTGGGTTCAAAGAAACAAAGATATTAGAAAAGCTGATGACTCCGCAGTGAATGAAAAAGACCCTTTAGGGCTATTCTAAGGATCACATATGATTAAAGAACTGCAAAAATTTAGAACTAAGTATCCGCAGTATAAAGATATTGATGATGCTACGCTGGCCTCTAAGCTGGCTTCCAAATACCCGGATGCTTATGGTGCGTTGCCTTCAAAGGTAGCCCAAGAGTCTACTGCACCCTTACCCTCTGACATAATGCAAGCTTCACGTATACAAGAGCCCACTGTCACACAACAAAGTACACAACAGTCCCCTATACTAACTCAAAGTGCAAGAGCTGTGTCGCAAGGTAATGCAGATGTACAACAACCTTATGCTACAGATATCCCAAAACCTTCACAAGATCAGTTGGTTGATGCCGGGAGGATTATAGTTCCTGGAGTTTTAGCTGGTGCAGGAGCTGTTGCAGGGATGCCGTTTTCTCCTTTAGCTTCTGTTGCTGCGAGTGGCGGAGGGTATGCTTTAGGTCAAGAGTTAATGGATGTAGTTGAAAACGCCCTTGGTAGAAGTACCCCAAAGAGCGTGGATGAGGAGGCCACGGGTACTATCAAGCGCATTGCTGAGGGTGCTGCTTATGAAACATTGGGCATTGGATTTGCTAATACACTAAAGGGGATACCTAAAGTGTATAATAAACTTATGCCAAAGATTCCTTTGACTATAGACTCCGCTAAAAAAGTAGCTGGTAAGGTGTATGTGGCAGCTACAGATAGCGGATACTTATTCACAGAGACTGCGGAGAAGGCTGCACAGTTGGAAAAAGAGACAGGTGTTAAGTTTACAAGAGGGCAGCTATCCGGAGATAGGTCTACACTACGCTTTGAAAACAAAGTTGGGGGTGATGAGCTATATCAACTTAATAGAGAGAACACTGACCAACTATTGAGCTATATAGAAAAAATAAAAGGTTCTGGTAGCATTGATGACATTAGCAGGGTTCTTGGAAGGTCTAAAGAGTCGCTTAACACCTTGTTTGACACCGCTACAGACAGAGCTAATAAGGAAGCACTTAAGTTCACTACTGATATAGACGTACAGCAGCTTGGTGGAGACTTTATTAATGTTGCTAAGGAAGGCGAAAAGATGGCAAAAGATCAAGCTTCGAAGCTATACTCAGAAATACCGGATCTACCTATAAAGATAGATAGGCTACGTGAAGGGTTTAGAAAGTTGGTATCCCCTGAGTTTGCTAAAGAGGAGTCCACGAGTATACCAAAGATCATAAAAGATAAGTTATCTTTTATGAATAAGGGCGAATACTCAGGAATGTTAGATGCTCAGGGAAACCCTATAATGAAGATTCGTGAAACCTTGCAGCCTAAAGACTTGCAAGGTTGGAGGAGCGAACTACTTGATAAGAGTAGGTCTGCCAAAGCAGGTATTAAAGGTAATCGTAGACAGGCCGCGAGGCTTGATAGAGCTGTCCAAGTAATAGACGATGTACTGCTTGACTCTTCATCTGCTGATCCTGCTATAAACCAAAAGCTTAAAGAAGCTAACACCTTTTATAAAGCAAATGTTGTTGATAAGTACTATAAAGGTGCTGTAGGTGATATATTAGGCTCAGGGGGTGAACGAGTGCCATCCGCTGATGTAGTGTCAAAGTTCTTTAAACCCGGTGATAAAGGTTTAACTGCTGCTGATGACTTTATAAAGGTGTTTGGCAACTCTGACACATCAAAAGCCGCCCTAACAGGCTATATGGACAGCCAAATGTTAAGAGCTTCAACAAACAATTTTACAGGTGTATTTGAGCCAAAGGGGCTTTCTAACTGGTTAGCTAAATATAAACCTGCCTTGTCAAAATTTGGTCTTACTGATAGATACAACACATTGCAAAAGGCGCAAGCAGTCGCAGCAAACGCCTCAGTTGCAAAGCAGGTGTTTGATAAGTCCATAGCCTCAACTATGCTTAAGGCAAATGTTGATACACAAGCGAGGGCTATGCTAAAGGGCGACCCAACCGCTAACATAAACTCATTACTTAGTCAGATTGGTTCTAATGACCAAGCCCTAAGTGGACTACAGAATGCTGTGATAGATGATATCATAGCACAATCTAAGAGTATAACTACACCAAGCCTTGTAAATGCAACTAAGTTTGCTAATGAGACAAAAAGGTATGCTCCTATTATACGAAAGCTGTATGACACCCCTGGTGGTAAAGAGAAAGTAAAGGGCTTATTCAATGTGAGGGATGCGCTTATAAGCCTTGAGAGCAAGGTAACTGGCGGTAAGCTTGATTACTCTACAGTATTTAATAACACTGTAAGTTCCA